GGGCAGATATAATGCCGTTATACGATAGTGGCAAAAAAGAAATTTAAATAAAAAATAAAAAAATAATTAAGAATTAATTATTCTTAATGTGAAACTGTAACACTTTCAATTTCATCAACTTCTCCATCTTTGATTAATACTTTAGCAGTATAATTCCATTTATGTGTTGATTTACTATCTTTGAAAGTTCCATTAACTGTTACTGTTGCCTCTTTATCATCAAAATCAAAGTTGGATGTTACTACATCAGTAACGTCATTTCCTACTTTAATATTGCTAATATCTTCATTATCAAATGAATACCTATTAAGGTCATCTAATTCATCAGCTAAATCTGCTTTAATAGCATTTTCAGCTAAAGATTCAAATTCATTAACCATTACAATTATGTCGGCAATTAATGCAACTTCGTCATCATCTAAGTCTGAAACATCAAGTTCTCTTAGGTCTCCATCATTATCATAGATAGATTGTAAAACCATATCAAGTTTTCCATTATCTACTTCTACAGTTTCTGTTACTGTTTCTGCAGGTGTATTTTCAAGCACTGATACTTGATTAGTTAATTCAGTAATTTTTGCATCTTGTGCATTAAATTTACTATTATCAACTATTGCAGTACCTCCAATACCAGCTCCTACTAACAATAATCCAGCTCCTACGAGTCCTAATACTTTCTTAACTCCAGATTTTTTTGTTTTCTTGTCCATTTATTTTACCTCCTTACAATTGTATATTCCCTTATTTTAAGGGATGAATATTCATATTTCATTTTAATTTATGATATATTGATTTGACATGCTACTAAGTATAAGAATTAAAGTACGTACTTAGTAATGAGTCTTTTGCGATTTCATTATAATTATCTATATCTAATAGACTTTATAAATATTATTATAACCTATTATATAGATAATATTTACTTTTTTTTAGCCTTTTTTCCGACTGTTGGGTCTATTGAATGCTTGATTGCATTTCTCAAAGCTTCAACTATTGGAACAAGTCCCAATAATAGAGGCATATTTGAAAAGTAAGCAATAGTTCCTACTGCTACGATTTCAACTACGGCTATTAAAAACTTCTTTCCAACTTTCTTCCAGTCTACGTTTTGTAAGTTCATAGTCATTATGATTAACCTAATATTTTAAAGAAGACTTGACTTAATATAGATAATACTGCAAATCCTCCTACTAATTTAGCTATAAAAATATTAATTTTATTAATTTCTTTTTTAATTTCTTCCTTATCATTTATTCTTTCTTCATCTAATTTTGCTATTGCTTCTTGAATATGAGGTAAGTGATTAGTTTCAATCTTTTCTAATCTTTTATCTACACCTGACATATTAGTACAAAGAACTGCTATTTGCTTATCTTGTTGTGCGTCTTTTGTTGTTATCATTATATCATTATTACCTTTATATTTTTATATAGACTATCTTTTTGAGCATCTTTAACTTCCATAAAAGCATTAGTTTGAGGTTCAATAATATAAAGATGATTACTTCCATTTGAATCTAAAAATATTCCTACATTAAAAGCATGAGTTGCTGTCCAAGCAATTCCTAATGGAAATGACTTTAAACTATCAGACCAATAACCACAAAGAGCATAAGAGAAATTATCACAATCATGAACTTCTGTTTCATATTTTTTAGTTGAAATTAAACTTTGCATAGTAAATTTAGAGGCTTCATCTAATGTTGTCATAGAATATTGAGAATCAGATAAATGTATATCAGCATTTGGAAAGTTGGTAGTCAGGATTGTATTTACTTGAGATATAGTTATTGTTCCTTTTACTTCAGGTATTTTTATTTTATTAGAATTAACTAAAGCATCTATTGTAGAATTTAAATTATCAATTTGTAATTTTAAATCAGATATTTCTTTGTCTTTCTTTCCATATATTAAATTGTAGATGAAGTTTGCCATTATTGTGAATTTATAAATTTATTGTATGCTAATAATCCAAGATATCCTATTCTTGAAGATACTGGTAAAGTCATCTTATAATATACAGTGTTACTATTTATACAAGAACTACCTGCTATATAATTTCCATAAGGAATTGGTCCTAAATCCCCCCATAATCCTCCTATTCCATAATTACCAATTTCTGCATTATGATTATTTGACCATGAAGTTCCATTCCACACATATGTTTGAAAATTTCCATTATATAATCTTGTTTTATAAAGAGGTATAAGCCCTTCAGTATTTGTAGGAACATTTGTAACTTTTACTACAATATAATTACTTCCTGCTACTACATCATAATATGTATCATCATTATAACTTTTTGTTCCTGAATAATTAGTTGTTGAAAATTCATTACCCCAACTACTAAAATTAATAGGATTAGATAAATCTTCACTACCTACTTTTATAGTTATAGAAGAAGGTGTATTATTTTTATCAAATAATATATTATTTTTTGTATATTCTGTTGTTAAATCATATGCAAAATATCCTGCCGTGTCAACAGGACTTACAGCAAATGAACCAACCGAACCTAAAAAATAATATCCTCTTACTTTTCCATATACACCATTAGGACTTATAGTTGATGTACTAACAACAGTAGAACCATTTATAGTATATAAGTATGCAGATGATGAATAGGTACTATAAGAAGCTGAATCAGCAGTTGTTATATTAATTAATTTTATTTTATTATTAATTTCAGATAAAATAAAATTAGCTGCTCCTATAGTAGCACCTGTTGATTGTATTTTTTTTATTTGAGGAACATCAGGTTCTCCTATTATTAACGATGTTGCATTTCCTTGATTAATAAATACAGGTTGACTTCCTTTTAGTCCATTAGAATAAATTAATGTACCTACTCCCATTTTAAACTATTGTCCTCACTGTAGAAATAATAACATTTCCAGAATATGTAGGTACAGTAGTTATAGTTTTAGAATCTCTTGTTTCAATAATACTTCCTATACTATCTACATTAGTATAAACAAATCTTGTGGTTATAGTTGAACCACTAACTGTTTCAATTATACTTCCTATTAAATTACCTGAATAAGTATATGCTACAGAATTTGCTATACATCCATTAACCCAGTTAACAGAGTTAGCATCATAGTTATCTCCATTTGTATAATATGTTTTTAGTGCCATTTTATTATAATAAAATCATTTTTATATTTAAAAATATCATATTTAAATCTATATAGTTATGTAATTATATATGTTAATTGAACTTGTAAATCATCAGTACCATCAAAGTCTACTCCTATAAATCCTTCTCTATTCCATAAACTACCTACATTATTACCACTTTCTGTTAATGCTCCTAATTCAGTTATTCTTAACCCTGACATTTCTACACTATTCCAATCTGCAATATAAAGTATTTCATTACTTACAGAACTATCTACTGATGTAAATACTCTCTTAGCTACTTCATGAACTAATTTATAATCAGAAGCTAATACTGCTCCACTCCCACTTCCTATTGCCATATATTGTGGTCTATTATCAGAAATAACTGCTATTGCATTTTGAACTCCACTTTGTCCAACTGTTGTAAAAACCATTTACCATGTACCTCCACTTTGTTGTATAGTATAACTTACTGCTCCATACCATCCTAATTTATGATTACTATAACTTCCTAATAATCCATTTATAGGATGTCCTAATATATAACTACTTCCTATATCTCTCGTACCTACCTTCCAATTTTTAACTGCAACAGAAAAACTTCCAGTATTAGTTTGAAGATAAGCAAATGTTCCTTCTACATTACTTATTTCATTACTTTTAATCCTTAGTATAGTATCTTTAATAGTATCTACAAAATTATATATTTTTTTGTTTAAAATTAGAGTAAGAACATTTCCAGCTAAATTATTTTCTGGTGTAAAATAATATCTTGCTGAAACAATAGTATATGTTTGATTAATAATTCCTTGATAAGGAACATTAACTATTACAGTATGTCCTGGTGTAACATTTAATACTCCTCTTACTTCTATTGTTCCTTGTGTCTTAGGGTCAATGCTACTTGCTAATTCTGCATTTGCTCTATCTACTGCTGCTTGATAATCTTTAATATTAGTATCAGAAATAACTTTTGTCTTTGGTCCATATTGAGATATACTTGTAGAATTTTGTACTAACTTAACTATAGGTGTGCTTCTATCATAACTTATAGAAACATTATCGGTACCACTTACAGGAATATTATCACCTGCTGCAGTACCACTTACAAATACTATATTTTTATTATTGAAATCTACTAAATATTTCAAATTAGAATCATAAGCAGGGTCATCCATATTAATAATTCCTCCAATTTCTTGTAATACACCACTTACATAAACTTTAGTATTATGAGGTTTATAACTTAAACTAAATATACTTCCGTTTCCTATACCCCCAACATCTGTAATACCTGTTAAAATACTATCACCATATACCCAAATTTTATTAAATATTTCAGCATCATTAGTTCTAAATTTTGCTTTTGTTATATTATTATTACTACTTAAAGTTATACCTTCACTTATTGTTTCTTTTTCTATAAAATTAACATCTTTATTTTCATCTACATAAAAATAGTATTCACATAATTCTGCAAGATATGTAAGAGCATCAAAAACATTTTTTTGATTAAAAAATAATCTATCTAATACTACACCAGTAGTAGATGGCACATTATTAGCTGTTACTAAATTATTACAATTAGATAAAATAATTGACCTTGCTATATCACCGCAATCTCTATTATTAAATACTGTGGGTTGAATAGTCACATCTTGAAGGATTGCACCATAGTCTCTCCCTATTAGAGTAATATATTCATCCATATCATATCCTTTAAATGTTATTTCTTCTATAATCCCAGTAAATAGTTTTGTAGTAGCAGGAGCATCTGCATTAGCATATATAGTTACTTCATCATTTAAATGAAAAATATTACTATATTTACCATTATAATTTCTAAAGGTTATAGAAAAGTTAGATGTTCCATTATAATCACTCATTGTTCTTTCTACTTCCAAATTATAATAATCTGTATATTCAGTTCCTTCAACCATAAATTTTGTACTAATGATAGACATTTTAATTACCTAATCCAATGGATTGTGTTAACTTTCTTTGAAGAGCTTCTGATATTTCATCTGGGTCTAATCCATTTACATTTTCAATATTAATTGTAATTCCTGCTCCTAATCTTGCTTGTTCATAATCAAACTTAGTATTAAATTCTGATGTGGCAAATCCAGTAGGGTCATATATATCTCCATATTCCCATTTACCAGTATCATAATTCATTCTATATAAAACTTTTAATCCTTCTAATTGTGCAACTAATGCTTCTTCTGCTGATTGTTGCTTTTGTATTTGACCAGTAGATTCTTCTTGAGCTTTACCTACATCTTCCCATGCTTTAGTAAATGCATCAGTCATACTTACTAATTTTTCATATTCTGCATTAATATTTTCTAAACCATTTGACCGATAAGCATCAATACCAGAAGTTATATCTAACTTACCTATTAATGATATACTTTTAAATCCCATAATTTTAGCTATAGCATTTATACCTTTTATTAAAATATTAACTCCATCTATTATAGTATTTATAAAATTTTCAATATTTTGTAATGCCGATTGAATTAAATATACAATAAGGTCTACTACACCATACAAAGAAAGTTTAACTACTTGAAATCCTATTAATATCATACTGACTATTGCACCAAAAACTTTACCTACGGTAGTTCCTAATTCACTGAAATTTGTTTTCATACCTCCTATAGTAGGAGCTATTACATCAATAAATGCAGTACCAAAATTATCTTTAAAGTTAGTCCATTCCGCATTTAATTGTTGAATATTTGTTAGAATATCATTTTGTATTGAACCACCAAGTTTATTAGCAGATTCTTGTAATGCTGCCATTGCTTCAGTTGTAAAAGCCATTCTCTTTTCTGCTTCTGTTAATTGAGATACTGTTTTACCTACTGAATCTGCATAATTTTTATATACATCTTCTGCTTTTATTATAATACCTAAGTTATCAAGAATAAGTCTCGATTGTCTTCCAATACCTAATGTAATATCTTCAATAGCTTCATTAACTGTTCTTCCTGCAGCTCTTCCTACAATAGCTGCATTTTCAAATAGCTTAGGTAAGGCTGATTGGTCCAATCCTAATAGTAATGCTTTATTTGCATTTTTCATTAAATCAAAATCAGAAATTGTTTCTTTTGTTACTGTTCTTAAATTGAATAGAAATTTTTCACTATCTACTGTTAGTTTATTAAAACTGTCTTCAATAGGTTTATATGCTAATGCTGCTTGAACTGCTGATACTGTAAATCCTGCAAAAGCAAGAGCTGCTGCTTTTCCAACTACTTCGGCAGTTTTTTGTAACTTTTCCATACCTGTAGTAGCAGAGTTAAAACTATTACTAAAATCATCAATAGCTTTTATTACTATAGCTATTGTTGCACCTCCTGCTATACCTGATGTAATACTTCCCATTACCATCTTCTCTTTTTATTTTGTTCCATTTTACGTAATGTTTTTTCCTGTTCAGCTTCTATATTTTTTAAATACTTAATTACTGAAATTCTATCTTTAATATTTAGATTTCTTACTTCTTCTAATGTCCATTTAAAATGGTCACATATAACAAGTTCACTTAGTATATCTTTTTTAAGTGAACTCTTTATAAAAAATTTTCGTCTAAACCGTTAATTTCATTTATAATCTTTTGAAGTTTATAACCATCTTTTATTGATAATTGGTTATAATCTTCTTCGCTTATATCAGTAGCCATTAAGAATAATATTTTTGCAGTATTATCTTTGTCTTCACTTATTTTTTTTGCAAAATCATTATACTTAACTTCTTTTACAGTAACTACTAAGCCGTTACTTAAAGTTATTTCTTTTTCCATAATACAACTCCTCCTTTCATTCTAATTTAATCACCATCCATTATACTTACTAATTCCATCATAAATGATGGCACTTGCTTTCAAAGGTGTAATTGTAATTTCTTCTTCATGTATTCCTTCAACTGGACTAGGAATTGACATATCTGTTATCTTACATCCACTAAATGATATGTAACAACTTCCTGGTTCTCCAACTAAAGATAAGAATGAATTAAATGACCCACCTCCAATATAATAAGTATCATAAAGAGTTTTTGCATTTGCTGAATCTAATATTAATTTAGTTTTAATTTCATAATCTCTGTTCAAAGGTAAAGCAAAGTCTATTACTCTACTTCCGTTTAAAGGAAAATGTTCGTCTAAATTATTTTTAACTGTAAATGTTACTTCTGTACTATTTGTATATGAAGTTCCAGAAGGTATTGAGAACAATGCATTACTCCACATATATGGTTGAGTATTTGATGTTAGTCCTGATGTAATTGCTCCTGAACTAAATGTCATATCTTGAGCAATATAGTCAACATTACATTTAACTACTTCTCCTTCTGATATACTTAATTCGAAAGTATCTATTAAACATCCCTTATAAGTTCTATTAAAATTACTTCCTGTTGTAGGTGTTTTCTTAGTATCTTCTAATGTAAAACTACTTAAACTTTGTGCTGGAATTGCATAGTTTGAATTATCACTATTTGTTTCTGTAATGAAATGTCCGCTTCCTGTTCCATCACAATTACTTCCTAAAGCGAATGCTAACATTCTAAAGTCTTGAGGATAGTATTCAATCTTACCCTTATAACTTTTCTTACCAAATGCAAATAAATCTACATTTCTTGTATTACTACCTTGGTATCTTATAGGTACTGATTCTATACTTTCTGTTGCATCATGAGTTTGAACTAATCCTATCCAAGTTCTATTTCCACTTGCACTTCCATAAGTTCCTGATTCATAAAAAAATACTACTTGATTATTATCTGCTAAAATTTTATATCCCACTTTTATAACCTCCTTTCATCTAATTTAATATGATTTTGTAACTAATATTTAATATTTTAGAATGAACAGAATTATCTCCATCCACATCTACTAAATAATTAACTGAGTTAATTATAAAATCATGAATTTGAAATTGAACTGTTCCTTCAGAATTATATTGTGAACTTCTTAACTCATCTATAACTTTACCTAATAAATCGTCTCCTTCTTTTGCATTTCTTGCCCATACTCTAATTTCTAAAGATAAGTTTGCTAATAATACTGTTGATTGCATTCCCAATTTAACTGTATCAACATTAACTTGTTTAATTGTGATTACAGGATATTGAATTAATCTTTTAGGATAAGAAGTCATTATAAAACCGTTTGTTCTTCCAAGTGGGTCATCTATTGTATCTCTAAGTAGGTCTCTAATAAATAGAATTGTATCTTCTACAAATGTTGAACTTGATATTGTCATTTTTCCTCGCTTGGATATTATACTACTCGCTTATAGTATAAATAATATTAAGTTAGTTAGTTTAAAAATCAATAAATTATATCTATATAGTTATAGGTTAGTTTTTATCTGTGTATTGATTTTATCTATTATTCTATTTTTATTTCTATCTGCAGAATTTTGAAAATGTCTTCTCGCAGGTATTTTAAATGTACCAAATTCTATAAATTTAGCATGTTCAACATCACTAAATATTTGTACATCTCTTGTAGTTGTAGTAGATAAATTAACTGAATTCAACAAAGCTCCTGTATCAACACTTCGTGGTTCGGCTCTTTGACCTTGAATACTTGCTCTAACTTCTTCTCTTAATAATTCTCCACCTTGTAATGTTCCGTCAGTTATTCCTTTTTCTATTCCTTTCTTCTTTGAACTAAGAAATCTTACTACTCCAGGAATACCATCAATTTTTATACTTATTGCCATTTTCTAAATATACTTTTCTAAAATGAGCACACCCAGTTCTTATACAATATTCATAAATACCACAACCTATTTCTTGTGCTTTTAAATCTTCAACACATATAGGTACGAATATTCCATGTTCATCTTTACAAATATTTTCACTTTCAAACAATCTTTCAATATTCTTTTTCATTAGTATAAACTTCCGCCAAGAGCAAGTCGTAAGTAAAATTTAGAATAAATAACATCAGTTCCTAAATCTAAAGAATTAATTCCTTCATTTATAATAGTATAATATTCATTTCCGATATTGAATAATAAATTACCACTTGTAGAAATACTACCACAATAAAGAACTCTGTCGTTAGTTTTTATCTTTCCTTGTTCTAATAACATTGCTTCCTCACTTCCTTTATAATTATTTAGTGTAAATGTTAATCCACTTATAGATATACTTCCAGTAGCAATTTTTGTAGAAGTATCGTCGTAATCTTCATCTATAAAAGTATATGATATAATATTTATTGTAGAAGTAAGACCTCCAACATTCATAAGAAAATTCATTCCTTTATCTAAGATTTGTTTTACGTCCATAGAAGTTAAACTCCTCCTATTACACGTTTGAATCTAAGTTTTCTCATTAATTCTTTAAGTCTACTAATTGCGTCAGTTCTAAGTTGTGTTGCTAAATCAGATATTCCACCAGTTCCTGCACTAACGCTTAATTCACCTAATTTGGCAGAATCAATTCCACCTCTTTGTGTTTGAATTGTTAAAAGAACTTTTGATGTTAAAAGGTCACAGAGAGCAGGTTGATACTTTTCAGGAACGGCATTACTATCTATACTATCAGAAGAATATAATTCTATAAAATTGATTTCTTGTTCACACATGTTGTTTAATGTAGTTCCACTTACAGAAGTAGGTATATTAGTCCATCCTATAATCCCTGCTACATGATTAACTACACTTCCAGTATTCCAAGGTACTGTTGTCATTTTCTATTTACTTTCTCTTTCCCTTTGATTTACAAGCCATATTATTTTATTATATATTTAGTTTAAAAATGATTTAGTTATCTCTATATAGTTTATTGATATACCATCCAATTTAATCCATCTGTTTGATAATTTATTCAACATATTCAGTAAAAAATGTATTTAATCCATCTCCAATATTAATTTGACAGTTTGTTCCTGTTGAAATTGCTGTTCCCCAAATCTCAAACCAAGTATCAAAATTTAAATCAATCCAATATCCATCATCATCAAGAATCATCGTTCCCCCATTATAAGTGCTCCCCTCACTATTTATATATAATATACAGTTATTTTCCTCAGACGAAAATTCTGATTTAAATAAAATACTATATTTTGTTGATGCTTGTAATTCATAAGAAGACATATTTATTTCTCTGATTTCTCCATAAATGCTTAAAGTATCTCCGTTAGTTGTTCCTGTTGATAAATCATCTCCAGTTGGAAATCCACTTTCATCAACAGCTCTTAAAGCAATAGTAATTATTCCAGGATTTCCAACCCTACCAAGTTTTAATTTTATAGAATAAATATTAAAACTTTCATTTGTTCCTGTTGTTCCTACTGTAAAAGATTGTCCTAAAAAAAATTCAATAAACAAAGAGCCTCCCCCTACCAAATCACAATTATTAAATTCGTATTTAGTTGCCATTTTTTAAGCTGTGTATTGCACGTAGATTGTTCCTACAGGAAACCCAGATGCTGCAGGGGGTGTTGCATCTGTGTTGTATAAAACCATAGGAACATAAGCAGTGTCTGCAGAGGAGTTGTCCCCTGTAAGAGTTAAGCCTACACCCTCATCTACTCCTGAATTTAATAAATAATCTGAATGTGCTTGTGTATTATCTGCTGCGTGAGTAACTGCTCCGTCAAGCTGTGCAGCTGTAGAAGCTATTGCTGTCCCATTTATTCCCAAAGAAGTTGCATTAAGGAGTCCTGTGTTTGAATTGAAAGTTAAAGTTGCATTTGATTTCAATCCTAAATCTCCTGCTACTGGTGCAACAGTTACAAATCCACAATTTATTCCTAATACTACTGCCATTTTTTAATATGAATTATTAACATTTTTACTCATATAGAAATTTCTCTACCATAAATAGTAACACATGTACTTCCTGCTACAGTAGTTTGAAATCCTAAATGAACATTTGCTCCTTGAGGTACAATAGGATTACTAAATGTTTTTTCTATTAAAGCTCCTGATGCATAATTTAAGAAGTTATTAGATATTAATATAGGTGTTGTTGCAGAACCTACTATTGTAACTATACCAGGATTATTTGTAGAAATATGCCATCCATGAACTTCTAATCTACTTCCTGTTCCTCCAATAGTCCATACTTGTGTATAAGTTCCACTTGCATTTGTTCCTGCTTGTTTAAAACAAGGAGAACCTACTTCTTGTGATGAATTAACTATATTTACACTTCCTGCTATAATCCATGGACTTGTTGATTGTATAACTGAACCGATATTTGTAATAGCTACTGACCCTAAAGCCATTGCTGTAAATGAACCTATACTTGGTAAACTTGTTGCTATTTGAATAGAACCTGTAACGTATGCACTTCCTGCAATTGTAGCTGTTCCGGAAGTTACCCAAGGACTTGTAGTTTGAGTTGTATTAACATAAGATGTTCCTGATTTTGGAACTATAAAAATTGAACCTAAAGAATTTACAATATTTACATAGTTTGTTCCAGATTGTTGTATAGCATTTATATAGTGTGTTCCTGAAGCAATATTAACCCAACTTGTACCAGATGTTGGTGTAGTATATTGTGTTCCTGATAGAAGATATACTCCCACAGAACCCGCAGAACTAACTAATAACATACTTCCTATTCCTATAGGATTATATGTTTGAATACTTCCACCTTTAATCCATTGTTCACTTCCAGCTGAAGTAGATAACGAACCATAAACATTAACACTTCCAGTAGAACTAAATACTTCCAATGAACCAGTTAATGAAGCAGCTGCTCCATAAGTATTGACTGAACCTAATATAATAACTGAACCTGCTTTAATCCAACTTTCAGAACCAGCATTAACACTTATTTGATTAGATACATAAACACTTCCTAATATATTTTGAAATAGAGTTCCAGACACACCTACTACAGCAGGCATACTTACTACATTTGAATATGATGTACCACTTATAGGAATTGAAAATACTGTACCACTAACTAAAACATTTCCACTAACTATCCAAGGATTAGTAGTTTGTGTTACATTTACATTTCCACTAACTAATACATTTCCTGATATAGGTAATAATGTTGTTGAAATATTTATAGAACCAGTTACATATGTGCTACCTGTTACTACTATACTTCCAGGAGAACTAAGTATAAATGAACTTCCGTTATTCATTCCTGTCCAACTACCTAATGTTTGAGGACTATTAACTGTAATATCTGGCATATCAACAATAGAACCAATTACAATTGTAGGCATAGAAGTAATTGACCCTACAATAGATAAATGTCCAGTTGAATCTATTGAAGCTTGATTATCATTAGTATAATCTTGAAGTATCATAAAGTGTTCTTCTACAGCACTTCCATTTACTACTCTTTCGTTAGCTCTAACTAATTTTCCTGTATTAGAAGAGTCATTAGGTAATTTTATATATGTTTCTGTCATTTTTTATTCGTAATCTTCAAATATTTCTAATTTAAATGAATGATTATTTGGTAATGTTATTTGACTTCCTGGCCATGTTGTTTTAAATTCAACCCAATATATTCCCGAACTATTTGTATCTCCGCTTCCTGTCCATCTATATTCTACTTCTCCATTAATAGCATTTGTTATTACACATGCTCCACTAAATATCGGAACATAATTAACAAAATTTCCTATATGAATATAAGTTGAACCATTAGTTAAATCAATAGCTGAACCGTTTGAATATTGTAAAGTTACTGATAATACAGGTAATGTATCTCCTTTTTTTATATTAAAAGTATTAATTGTCATTTGTTTCTTTTATAAATATTAATTTATTGTTTGATGTTTTTAAAACATACGATGATTTAGTTTTATATTTATTTTCCGAAAATAATAACATACTAAAAGGTACTAAATCCCAATTTAATATTTTATCTACTTCAATTCCATAATAATTAGATTTTAACACTAAATTATTATTATTTAAGTTTAATATTATTGTCATTATATATACAAGACATTAAATCCTGTACCTGATTTAGAATCTCCTAATCCACTTCCTACTAATCTCATTACTCCATATATAGGCATTTCTATATATCCTATATTTGTTCCACTATTATTTTTTGTATCTCTTGCTAAATTTACAGGAGTTATTAAACCTGTAACATTAATATTACTTGTAACTGTTCCACTAATACAAGACCATATTGCATCTTCTGTTCCTGATACAGTTAAAAATAGACTTCCAGTTGCTGCATAATTATTAGAAGTAAATTGTATACCCATTAATGTACCTTCAATAGGCCATAAGGCATAAGAATCAAAAAGTCCTGCTGAACTTGCCAGTAAGTCACTTCCTGCTCTAAATCTATAACACTTTATTCTGAGGTCATTCATAATTTATTTACCTCCTATTACCGTTTTTAGTTATTATCAATTAACGAAATAAAAAATAAATATTTATAATCCAGCTGCTATATAGTCGTAAGTAGTTGAAGCTTCCCCAACAATTACACAACCAGATACATTCTTAGTTCCACTAACGAAAGCAGTTCCTGATGTATTAATAGCTTGTGCTTGAACATAATATTTACCAACTGTAGCGAATTGTTGTCCAAATACGATTGTAGCTACACTACCTGCACTTGTTGCAATACTTCCAGTTTGGATTAATATTCCATAAGCTGCTGGCGAACCTACTACATTAGACATAAATTTACCATTACTATTAGTTACAACAGCACCAATAACACTTCCTAATGAAGTTATATTACTTGCTGAAGTAATACTTCCAGTAAAGTAAGGACTAATGTTTACTCCACCTGCTTGTAAACCGCTTACTCTTAGTTCTTCTCCTCCTAAACCATCTCTTAAATCACTCATTTTTTATCTCCCTGATATTTAATTATACGAACATTTTCATACATAAATGTATGACTTTTTTGTTCCTCTCTCGAAAGAACTTCTTTAAAATTTTTAAAATTAAAAATAATAATACGTCTGCATTAACCTAAACCTATAAATAGGTTTAACTTGTAGTAGTCTTAGATACTGATGATGCTCTGATAAGTTGTACAGCTATTCTTTGTGTTGCCACAACAGCTGACATATCATTGCTATACATTTCAAAATTTTCAACAGTCATTGGTCTCTTTTCAATAATATAGTATGCTTGTCTATTGTCGAATACATAAGCGTATTTACTATATGTTGTTGAAGGAGCCGCATTTGTTGAGAATCTTATAACGTTCATACCGTAAATGTTTCCTACGTAACCTGTATCTAACATATCTCTATTACCGTTTTTATTAACTTCGGTAAAAGTATCAATGTTTCTTAGGTCGTGCATAACTTCATTACCAACGAGTAATGTAGTAGGTGTGTAGTCTTCATCTTCAAGGTCTTGCATCATTTTAGTGATGTCAGAGATTGAAAAAGCTGCTCCACCTGCATTTGTTGTTGTTGCTGAATCTAATTGTAGTAATACTAAATTAGTTTCATTTTCAGCGAATCTTCTACCAACAATTTCTAAATTTGTTTGTAACAAATTCCACTTAGCATCTTCCAACATTTCTTTTGTTATTCTAATACCAACACCATACTTTTTAGGTTTGACGTTGACACTATCATAAGATTGTTGGTCCAATGTTATATCTCCTCCTTCAGCTATTTCCCTAAGTTTTAATGTATTAGGTACTTCTCTGTCGATGTCGATACTGCTTCCTGGTATTCCTGCTGGTCCAATTACAACTGCTGCTTCACTTCTTGGGATTAATACTTTCATTACTTCTTTAACAAGAGTATCATATATCTTTTTTACAATCAATAATGAACCTTGTGTAGCAATGTCTGTACTTAACAATTCTGATATATATTTCATTTCTGCCATTTTATAATCCTAATGAAATTATTGCGAATCCTCCACTTGTACCATTTGTTAAAGCTCTTCCAAATATATTCCCTGCAATTGATGCATCTTCTGCACTTGCTGGAATAGCTTGTGAACCTAAGTTAGCTACTGCATCACTTGCTGAGAATTTTACAATTCCCCCTGCATTAACTGAACCTGCGCATGGTAAGATGAAAGCTCCGTTTACAGCTACTGCAACTGCTGCTCCTGATTCTGCTTTTCCTAAAGCTACTCCTACTGCGTTAGCAGCTGAAGTTGCTACAAAGAACTTTATATCACTATTTACATAGCTTGCAGTTCCAGAAGTTACAACACTATTTGCACCTGAAACTCCTACGATTTGTCCGCCTGAAATTGCTTCTATTGCTTCCCCAGTTAATACTTGTGGATTACCGAAATCAGTAATTTGTTGAAGTCCTAATGGATTCAATGTCATTTTAGTTTAACTTGAAGAAAGCTACTCCTCTTCCACTTACGTCTTCTGTTGATATAACATATCCTTTGAAGTCTTCTGTAGAAGTAGATACATTAACATCTACTGATTTTGCTTTAGCTTGTACTTTTTCTTCAACTGCTGCTTCCTTTGTAGGAACAGTAATTTCATTAACCATTTCAGTCATTGCTTGTATTGTTTCCATACTTGCTTTTGAAAGGTCTTTTAAAGGTAAATTCTTTGCCTTTGCTTTTTCAGTATATGTGCTTATTGCATCTTGTCTTCTTGCTTCTTCCAAAGCTAAATTAGCTTTTTCCAATGCTTCAGTCTTTTCTTTCATTGCAGCAAATTCTTCTTTCATTTTAGTGAATTCAACATTTTCTACAACTGCAGACACATTTTGAGTTTTGTCTTCTTCCATAATATCCTCCTTTTTATCCTTTATAGAACATTTATTTTGTTCATTATTAATTCTTTCACCTTCTAATTTTTTTATTTCTTCTGTATAATCTTTAATTATTTTTGTAAAATCTTCTTTTCTTATTTTATTATTATCAGCTAATAATGATGTTCCAGTTACTCCTGGTACTGGTGTTGTTGATAATTCCATTGCTTCCATATCAATAGGAATTAAAACATTTTCATCTTCTTTATCTTTTACTACTCTCTTACTAAAAGCTCCAATACTAACTTCTGATACTCTTCCATCTAATATTTTATCAATAATATTTGTACCATCTTCCTTAACCCATCCTTCATATCTTACTAACTTTCCGCCATCAATACTTTCTGCATGAGTTATTTTTCCTATAATATTATCAGTAGCACCATAATGGTCTTTTAGAATTGGTCTTCCTATCATTGTAGGAGCAAATTTATTTAATTCAATTGCAGTATATTTTCTTCCATTTTTAGAAATTCCCTCTCGTACTGCTATTCCAGAAATATTTATTTTCTTTTCGCCTGTCATTTTACTCTTGTATAGTTTCTATACTTGCTTCAATAAAAAGTTTAACATTTTCAGCGACAATTTCTCGTCCTTCTTCGTCATACTTTTTTTCTTTTGTTTCAGTTGATTCTTGTTCCATTTTATTATAAAATTAAATTATATAAGTTTATTTAAATACTTATAAAAATTATCTATATAGTTCACCTAAATTTCTACATAAACTAATTTTTTTCTTGTTCTATGAGTATCAGCATTAATTCCTCTATCAGTTAAATTGAATGTTTGTTCATTACCTATAATATTTTCAGCTTCAGTTTTTATTCTATTATTCAATCCTTGTAACATAACATCTCCAGGACTATTATTTCCATTTCCTGTAAAATCAGACCAATTACCTATAACTACAATATCTTCATTAGCAAGAGTAGGTTCTATTTCTGGAAAATCTGATAAATCTAAAACTCTGTCCCCATTATGTTCTTTAGTGAAGTAAACTTGCGCTGTTCCTGGTATAATTTTAGCTACCATTATAATTTATTTAACTCCCAGAATCTATTTTGTTGATTTTCAAGTATTTTT